TTTCACCCGCGTAATGGATAGGGGTGGGGGTCGAAAGTAGGAGTTATGGCAGGCAGGACACCAAAGCCGACAGCCTTAAAGCTGATCACCGGAAATCCGGGCAAGCGCTCGCTGAACAAGCAAGAGCCTGACCCGACTTACCTGCAGGATCTGACGCCACCTGCTTGGCTGCCGCAATTCGCGGCAAAAGTTTGGGACGAAATCGCGCCGCCGCTATCCGCAGCAAAGCTGCTGACAGAGGTTGATGTGCCGATGCTGGCAAAAGGCTGTGTTGCCATTGCTCAGTATCGACTCGCCACGATTCGGCTCGGTGAGGCGCTGGTTCTGGAGAGTGAAGTCATAGAAGAGGATGGCCAGCCGGTGAAGAAAGCCGCGCAGCTCAACCAATGGATGGTTGCGCAATCGATGGCCTTCAAGCAGGCCATGGCCATTCTGCAGCAATTCGGCATGTCGCCGGCTGCGCGCTCGCGTGTGGCGATACAACCGCAAGGGGATTTGTTTGGCAACGCGCAAGGCACCGGGGGCTACTTCACGTGATCCCGTAACACGCTACGCGCGCGCAGTTGTCAGCGGGAAAATTGTGGCAGGTCCGCATGTGCGCGATGCCTGCCAGCGACACCTGACTGATTTGGAACACGGCCCCGCACGGGGCATTTTTTTCGACATCAAAGAGGCCGAGCGCGGTATCGGATTCTTTCGTGACGTGCTTCGCCTCAATGGCGGCGAATACGAGGGCGTCCCGTACAAGCTGCTGGATTGGCAGGAATTCATTGTCGGCAGCCTGATCGGCTGGAAAGGCGCTGACGGATACCGGCGGTTTCGCACGGCTTACATCGAGACCGCCAAGGGATCAGGCAAGAGCCCGCTGGCCGCAGGAATCGGCATCTATGGCATGGTTGCCGATGGCGAATCCGGCGCCGAGATTTACGCCGCCGCCACGAAAAAGGATCAGGCCATGATCCTCTTCCGTGATGCCGTCGCCATGGTTGATCACTCACCGGAATTGTCCAGGCGCATCACAAAATCAGGCACCGGCCTAAATGTCTGGAGCTTGGCCTGGGTTGAAAAACGCAGCTTCTTCCGCCCGATATCGTCCGATGACGGGCAGAGCGGCCCGCGCCCGCACATCAGCCTGCTTGATGAGATTCACGAACATAAAGACGCACACGTTGTAGAGATGCTCAAAGCCGGCCAGAAGAGCCGTCGGCAGCCCATGATGCTCGGCATCACCAACAGCGGCACCAACAAACGCACCGTTTGTTGGGACTATCACGATTACGGCGCCAAGGTCAGCGCCCTGCAGATCGCAGACGACAGCTTCTTCGCCTACGTCTGCGCGATGGACGAAGGGGACGACCCCTTCAAGGACGAAACCTGCTGGCACAAAGCAAACCCCAGCCTGCCCCATGGCCTGCCCGGCATGCGCTATTTGCGCGAGCAGGTCACCCAGGCCCGTGGCATGCCCGGCAAAGAAAGCACAGTACGGCGGCTCAACTTCTGCCAGTGGGTAGAGTCTGAATCGCCATGGATCTCGAGCGAGGTCTGGTTTAACAATGAAGACAAAGATTTTGACCCGGCGCTGCTGATTGGGCGGCGCTGCTTCGGCGGCCTTGACCTATCCAGCACGCAGGATTTAACCGCCCTGGTCTTGCTGTTTGAGCCGACCGAAGCCGACCCCGTATGGCGTCAGCTCGAATGGTTCTGGCTGCCCGGAGATGGTTTGCATGACAAAGCCGATCACGACCGCGTGCCCTACATTGCCTGGCGCGATGCGGGGCATCTCATTGCCCTTAGCGGGCGCGCTATCAACAAACTGGATGTCGTACGGCAACTCGCCAGCACCGTCGCCCTGTACGACCTGCAATCGCTCGCCTACGACCGCTGGCGAATCGAAGATTTAGAAATGTTGCTTGATCAGGAAGGCATCAGCCTGCCGCTCACGCCATTCGGTCAAGGCTACAAAGACATGAGCCCGGCACTTGAAGAATACGAGCGCCGATTGCTCAACAAGATTTTGATTCACCGTGGCAATCCCGTGATGACCTGGTGTGCGGCCAATGCCGTCACAGCCAGTGACCCTGCGGGAAACCGCAAAGTTACCAAAGAAAAAGCCACCGGCCGGGTGGACGGCATCGTCGCCGCCATTATGGCCGCCGGGGCAAGCATCAGCGCGACCGAGCAGTTACCCGAACCCGAGATCATCATCCTATGAACGCAATCGTATCCGCACCTACCTGGTATAACGCCGAGCGCGTACACCAGTCGGGCAGCGTCATCCTGCACGACTGGATGGCAAAGCGGCAGTCGGGCAAAGGCAACGGGCCGCAGGCTTCCGCCCGTGTCGGCGACATCAAACCCGGCACTGAGATGTTTGACATCCTCACGGGCGGGTTTGGCATGCAGGGCGCGGGCATGCCCGTTACCGAGCAAACAGTTATGGCCATCGGGGCTGTTTACGCCTGCGTCGGCCTTATTGGTGGCGCCCTGGCCGCCTTACCGTTTCACCTATACAAGCGCCTGTCAGATGGTCGCGAGCGTTACGATTCAGACCTATGGTGGATGTTCAACGAATCACCCTACGGATCATGGACGGCCGCCAGCGCCTGGCAGTTCGCCGCGCAATCCATCGCCCTCAAAGGTGATGGATACTGGCGCATCCGCCGCGTATCACCCTATACCAACGCCATTGAAGGCTTTCAACCGATCCACCCGGACAAAGTGCAAGTCGTTCAGGAGAATGGCAGGAACTACTACCTTGTTGCCAACGATAAGGGCGCCATTGAAACGATTGATTCGGCCGACATGCTGCACTTTACCGGCATTGGATTCGACGGTCGCCGAAGCCTGACGCCGATTCGCGCCGCGCTGCGGCCCGCTGCAGGAATCGCACTCGCTGCAGACGAATATGCTGGATCGTTTTTCAAGAATGGTGCCCGGCCGGATTTTGCCCTCGTCACTGAAGGTAAACTCGCCGACGACTCTGCCAAACTCTTGCGCGACACCTGGGCCAGCCGCCACGGTGGCCCTGGCAATGCCCACCTTCCCGCCATCCTCACTGGCGGACTCAAAGTACAGCAGCTAACGCTCAGTGCCGAAGATGCCCAGCTGCTGGCCACGCGGAATTTTCAGATTCAGGACATCGCCCGCATCTTTGGCGTGCCGCCGCACATGATCGGCTACACCGAAAAAACCACAAGCTGGGGCAGTGGTGTTGAGCAGATGTCCATCGGCTTCGTGCGTTACACCTTGCGCCGCTACCTTGACGCAATCACACAAGAAATCAATCGCAAGATATGGCCGCGCTCGCGGCTTTATTTCGGCGAATTCAACACCGATGCCCTGCTCGATGGCGACAGCAAAGCGCAGTCCGAATACTTCGGAAAAGCCCTTGGCGGCCCCGGCACACAAGGCTGGATGACCATCAATGAAGTTCGCAAACTCAAGAACTTAAAGCCCGTCGCCAATGGTGATCAGCTTGTCATGGCGGGCGCGGCAGCGGCCAGCGCAGATCAGCCCAGCACAGAAGACCCGCAAGACCCTGGCACCCCTACAGATCCGGAGAAAAACGATGCACTCGATGCTCAAACTGCTGGTCAATAACCGCCAGCAAGGAAAATTCACCGTCGAGGCCAAGGCCGAGACGGATGAAGCCACCATTTACCTGTACGACATGATCGTCAATAACGACGAAGAGGCCGCATGGTTCGGCGGCATCAGCCCGCAGTCTTTCATCAAAGCCTTGGTCGACATAAAAGCCAGCACCATCCACCTTCGTGTCAATTCGCCGGGCGGGTCCGTGTTCGCCGCGCGCGCGATCGAGCAAGCCATCCGCGAGCACAAAAGCACCATCATTGCGCATATTGACGGGCTCGCCGCCAGTGCCGCCAGCTTCCTCGTCATGGCCGCCGACAAGATTCACATGGCCCCCGGCAGTTTCCTCATGATTCACAAAGCCTGGACCATGATGTACGGCAACGCAGACGACCTTCGCAAAGAGGCTGGCTTGCTCGATCAGGTCGATGCCAGCCTTGTCAAAACCTACGCAAAGCGCAGCAATCAAGACGAAGCCGCGATCGCATCCTGGATGGCGGACGAGACTTGGCTTGAGGCCACCAAAGCTGTCGAGCTCGGCTTCGCTGATTTGATCACCGAAGACGCACCGGAAAATAAAAGCGCGTGGGATCTGTCGGCCTATAAACGCCCGCCAGAAGCCGCCCCCGTACAGTCAGAAAAGGCGGCTGAGCCTGCTAGCGCAGACCGTGCAGCACTCAAACGCGCCGCCCTTAAAGCCCTGATCCCCGCTTGACGCTCACGCGCCAGCGACCATCCAGCCGCCTTCGGGCGGCTTTTTTTTAGGAGTTACCATGAAACACCTTCAAGCCATGCGTGAGCGCCGCGACCAACTGGCGCGCACCCTTCACACCCTTGTCGACAAAGACAAAACTCCCGAATGGAAGCCTGAACACCAGGCCGCCTACGATCAATCAATGGCCGAGATTTCCGACATTGATTCACAGATCAAGCGCCACAATGATGTCACCGCCGCCATCGGTATTTCGGCGGCAGATCGCGGCCAAGTCAGCGACGACATGCGCGATCAATTCACCCGCACACCCGGCGCTCACCACAACCCGGAAGAGTCGCGCGCGCTGCGTGCCTATCTCTCCGGCGGCGTGCTGAATCTTGCGCCAGAAGACATGAGCCGCATGCGTGCCCGCCAGTCCGGCGACATCGCCAACGCCATGCGCTTGCCGCAAGCAGCCATGTCGACCAGCACCCCGGCCGAGGGTGGCTATACCGTCGCCACGGAATACTATCGCCAGCTCGCCGAGGCTCAGAAAGCCTTTGGCGGCATTCGCAACGTCGCCACCATCATCCAGACCGGCACGGGTGCGCAGATGAATTTCCCGACAGCCGACGCCACATCTGAAATTGGCGAAATCGTCGGTCAGAACGCGGCTGCGACGCTTGGCGAAACCACTTTTGGAAACATCTCGCTCGACGTCTACAAGTATTCGTCGAAGAAGATCGCCATCCCGTTCGAGCTGATTCAAGATTCGATGTTTGATATTGAAGGCTACATCAACGGTCTGCTGGCCATCCGTCTGGGCCGCATCACCTCGGCGCACTTCACCACTGGCACAGGCACCAGCCAGCCGCGCGGTATCGTCACTGCGGCGTCTGTAGGCAAGACCGGCACAACCGGCCAGACCGCCAGCATCATTTATGATGATCTGATTGATCTTGAGCACAGCGTCGATCCCGTCTATCGCAGCGGCGCTGGCGTCGGCTACATGCTGCACGATAGCTCGCTCAAGGTCATCCGCAAGATCAAAGATACCCAAGGCCGCCCCATCTTTGTGCCGGGCTACGAGCAAGGCAATCCAGGCGGTGCGCCAGATCGCCTGCTGGGCCGTCCGATCTTCATCAGTCAGGAAATGCCAGTCATGGCCGCCAACGCCAAGTCAATCCTGTTCGGGGACTTCAGCCGCTACATGATTCGTGAAGTGATGGATCTGACCCTGTTCCGCATGGCCGATTCAAACTTCATCCTGAATGGTCAGATCGGCTTTGTCGCCTTCAATCGTCAGGGCGGCAACATGATCGACGTGGGCGGCGCCGTCAAGCACTACGCCAACTCCGCAACCTAATCTCAAACCACGGCCGCCGCTTGGTCGGCGGCCTTTATTCTGGAGAATCTCATGGGAACAAAAGTCAGAATTCTGACCGACATTCGTATCGATGGCGTGCCCTATGCAGCCAATCAGGTGGTTGATCTGCCTGTCGGCACAGCCAAGGCGCAAGAGTCCGCAGGCCTTGTCGATGCGCACAAAGATGCCGTCGCCTACTGCATCAATGAACTGGGCACCAAGCCTGTTGTTCACGAAGTAGCAAAGCCCGTCGAGCTCGACGTGCAGCCAGAAGCGCCCGCCAACTGAAATCAAGGATAAGCCATGTCCGTCACCTATACCACCGCTGTCAAAAACGCCCGGCTCGATGCCGTGGTGGCCGCAATTGGCGCCACCGGTGTGCTTGAGATCGGCACGACCGGCATGGCCTCCGTGCTGGCCACCATCGCCCTGAACGCGACAGCCGGCACCTCGTCCGGCGGCGTGCTCACCCTCTCGGGCTTTCCGAAGTCAGACGCATCGGCTGATGCCACGGGCATCGCAGCTGCTGCGCGCATCCGCACCGCATCGGGCGGCACCGACATCATCACCGGTCTCACGGTGGGCCTGTCGGCAAGCGATATCATTCTGGATAGCCTGAGCATCACCGCTGGCCAGACTGTCACCATCAACAGCGCCGCCATCACGCACGCCTAGATCATGTTGCTGCTTACTTCGACCGCAGACATTCTCCGGCTCACTACCTCAACAGCCACCGCCACCATCGAGGTGCACGCGAGCTATGTTGACTTGAGTAGCAGCATCGTCACGCCTGGGCGTACAAACACACGCATCGCCACGGCATCTACCACGACCATCGTGGCATCGCCCGGCGCATCAACCCAGCGCAACGTCAAAGGGCTATATGTCACCAATAACAGCCTGGGAACAAGTTGTACCGTTGCGATCGAGCACTTTGACGGCACGAACGCCGTCGAGTTGATGCAATTCGTGTTATTGCCCGGCGAGAATATGGGCTATCGCGAAGATGGCTCATGGGTGCATCGCGATCAGAACGGCGCAGAGTATCCGCCCTCCGGCCTGGGCAACTACGCCGGGCGGTCAATCCCGTTCATGAAGACGAGCACCGGTAGCGACGTGGCGGGGTGTTGGTATTGCAGCAGCAAAGACGCGGGCTATCCCGGCGCATGGGCGCCCGGCACGCCTGGCGTAAATGGCCGCAATACGGACGGCACGACTGCGGCAGATTACGGTTGCATCCCGATACCGAATGCCTCTACAGGGTCAAATTACCTGACGGCCTTGGAGATGGCCGCCAGCGTTAACCATACGAACGATTTTTTCGATTGCCTGTGGGTCAATAGCGGCCTGGTCGTCACCACGACGACCGAGCAAGCGATTACAACACCGACGCTGCCCGCGCGCGATGTCAACGGCACAACGCTCGGCGAGGGCTGCAGCATTGCTTTGCTCTTCACCGCAGCCTCAACACTGGCCGCTGCCGGTAGCAATCTCACGGTGCGCTACACCAACAGCAAGGGTGTTGCATCGCGAGTTGCCACACTGTCGGCCATTGCGGGATCGCAAGTGCCCGCCACACCGGTGGTCGGCACGATCGTCTGGTTCCAGCTCGCAGCGGGCGATACCGGCGTCAAGTCCATCGAAGGCATTACGCTCGGCACATCCATGCTCACCGGCTCGATTAGTTTGATGATTTGTCGCGATATTTCCACCATCGGAACGACGGTGGCGAATGTCTCGACGCCGAAAATCATCGGCGCGCCCGGCATCAAACTCTTTAACGGCACTTGCATGTTGCATAACATCCTCAGTTCAGCCACCACGGCGACCTTTTTCACAGGCTCTTTGGCCGTCATGGAGAAGTAAGTGGCGCGCGCAGGGTGGTTCGATGCGTCCGCCCTGCCGGCCGGTTGGTTTGGCGAGCTCGCCAAGCCGACTGGATGGTTTGACGCCACGACGCTCGATCCGGTTGTTTCGGGTGGTGCGGTCAGTGGCTTTCTATCGGCGGGCGAATCTGGCAGTGATGTCGCCACGATCACCGGGAAGGTACTTGTCAAAGGATCTTTATCAGTCGCCGAGGCGGCTGGAAACACCTTTGCAGGCACGGGGAAGGTGCTGGTCAAGGGCGGTTTGTCGGTTGCCGAGGCCATCAAAGATGGCTTGGCTGCAACGGGTGCGGTCGGCAGTGCCGCCGTATTGGGCAGCCTGGTTGTTGGCGAGGGCGCGGCCGATCAATGGGCCGGCACTGGCAAGATAGTCGTCAAGGGCGCGCTGGCCAAATCAGAAGCGGGCTCGGATCAAATTGCAAGTGCGGGAAAGGTCATTGTAAAGGGCGCGCTGGCCCGATTGGAATCAGGGGCGGACGCCTTGGCGTCCGTGGGCGATGTCTTCGTCAAAGGCGCTTTTGTCGCTGCCGAGCCTGTTGCCGATGGGTTGAATGGGCTGGGGAAGCTGATCGTCAAAGGCGGGCTGTCGGCGATAGAGCTGCCGGATGGCTTAGTGGCTGGCGGCATCGTCAATTGGGGGTTGCACAATGGTGATCTGCTCGGCGCCGAGGTTTCTAATGATGCGTGTGTCGCGTCGGGTCAAGTTTATTGGTCAGTCGTTCACGGCGTGATGTTGGTGGATGAAAGTGCCGATGTATTTGGCGAAGCGCTATCGGTGCTCGCCGTCTGGTCATCCTCAGCGGGTCGGCCGCAACAATGTTTCAAGCGCCAGTCGGCGCTGCAGTCACAGAATCGCCCTGCCATCACATCGATGGCCAGGCCGACGCAAAGAATGGGAACCCGTCAATGCCGCTGATTCAGATCATAAAGCCTGCTGCCTACCCTGTGTCGGTGGCTGAAGTAAAGCTTGCCGCGCGCATCGATGGCAGCGAGTTTGATGCACAGATCACGATGATCATCGCAGCCCTCACGCTGCGCGCAGAGTCGCTGACCGGCCGCGCTTTCATCGCCCGCACCCTTGAACTGGTGCTTGATGCCTTCCCGGCAACGGCCATTGATCTACTTAAACCGGGCGTTAAGTCGATCACGTCTGTGAAGTATTTCGACGAAGGGGCAATCGAGCGGGTTTTGTCGGCAGGCGCCTATACGCTCGACAACGCAGGCTTGCCCTGTTGGTTGATGCCTGCTGTTGCAACAGAGTGGCCACAAACGCTGGCTGCGGCCAATGCGGTGCGCATACGCTTTGAACTTGGCTGGTCTGACCCTGCTGACGTGCCTGAAGATATCAAGCTCTGGATCACAGCGCATGCGGTGCAAGCGCTGCAAAGCCCGGATGGCTTGGCCTCGGCCGATCTTCGCGCCCTGCCATTTGTCGATGCTTTGCTCGATGAATACCGGATCGTGAGGGCCGTATGAATGTAGAGCCACGCTCGGGCGAGATGATCGAACGCGTGACAATTAAATTGTGGTCCGATGTGCCTAACGGCGCTTTCGGGCTCGATCAGAATTTTGATGCGGGCGTGTCTTGCTTTGCCAAGCGCGAGCCCGTGCATGGGCTGGCAATTCGTGCCGGCGCGCAAACCGGCGAAGTGCCGACCGATCTGTTCTGGGTGCGCGGCCGCGACATGACCTGGCCTGAGCAGATCACCGCCGGGCATGTGGTCGAGTGGCGCGCTCGCCGCTATCGCGTACTCGACGCCATCAGCGTCGGGCAAATGCGGCGCTTTACGCGCATCACTGCAATGGATTTAGGAGTAATCGTCTAATGGAAATTACCCAAGCATCCGGCTATATCGGCGGCATTCACCTGGATGTCGGTCTGGAATATTACAAAGTCATCGATTTTGACAAGCGCGCGCTGCGTCGCGCACTTGTCAAGGGTGCTGGCGAGATTCGCAAAGAGGCCCGTCGCCTTATTGCACGCCGCGCAATTTCCGGGGTCGGAGATTTTCCGGGGGTGGATAGTGGAACGCTCAGGCGAGCCATCGGGGTTGTTTCCAAGGGCAGCAAAGGCGGATGGATCAAGGTGGGCGTGCGCAAGACTGCTGCCATGCAGGTGTTTTATCCTGCCTTCCTGTTCTATGGCTCGGGTTCGACGGGTCTAAAGCCTCGTGGCAACTACATCACCGCCGCGCTTGAAAATCGGCAGGCAACAATCCGTAACGACATTCGTGCCGCCTTGCGCGATGCCTTGGTGCCACGCTGATGCAACTTGAAATCATTATTCAGGCGCTGCGCGTGCGCTGCCCGGTATTTGGCAATCGGGTCGCGGGTGCTGCGCAGTTCAAGATGTTGCAAGAAAGCGCTGCGCTTGCCGTGCCTGCTGCGTTTGTGATTCCGCTCGACGATGCGCCGCAAGAATCCATAGCGATCAATAGCGTGCGTCAATCCATGCGCGATAGCTTTTCAGTAATCGTGGCCGTGTCGAATGTGGCTGATGAACGTGGTCAGACGGCGGCGCACGACATCGATGCTATGCGTGCCGTGCTGTGGGCCGCCTTGCTGGGCTGGCGCCCCACGCTGCGCTATGACGGCATCGCCTACGAAGGCGGATCGGTTCTCGCAATGGATCGTGCCCGGCTTTGGTATCAGTTTGAATTTGGCGCGCTGATGGAAATTGAGCCGGATGATGGCTTCCAGAAAGTCGAGCTGGCGGGGTTGGGGGCGTTTGAAAGTATGGATATCAAGATTGATGTCATCGATCCGATCGCAGACCCCAATCTTCAATACCCCGGCCCGGATGGGCGCATTGAGCAGCACTTCCTTGTCCCCAAGTCCGGCAGCTTGTCGGATTGATCTGTAGCGCCTGAATCACCTTTGCTCTCACCCCACAAGCCCGCGCAAGCGGGCTTTTTCTTTTGGAGTTACCCATGAACATCTTTATCAAGCCTGCGCAGGGCCGGCAGGTGCCGGACCCCGCTCGCGGCGACCTTCTGCCGCCCGAAGGTCGCAGCGTCGAATCCTATCAATACTGGCAGCGCCGCATTGCCGAAGGCGATGTCGTTGAAGCCATTCCCGCTGACCCGGTGGACGCCGCTATTGCGACCACCAAAAAGGCAAAGGAATAAGCCATGGCCATCTCATTCAACAATATTCCCTCTGGCATCCGTGTGCCGCTGTTCTATGCCGAAATGGACAATTCTGCGGCCGGCTCGTTCAGCCAGAATCGCCGGACCCTGCTGATCGGCCAAAAGCTTGCCGCCGGCACCAATGCCGTGAATACCCTCACGCTGGTGAGCAGTGCCGATGCCGCAAAAACCTTGTTTGGCACAGGATCAATGCTCGCCCGAATGATGGCCAGCTATCGCCAGCAGGATAGTTTTGGCGAGGTGTGGTGTATCGCGCTGGCCGATGCGGGTGCGGGTGTCACGGCGACCGGCACGGTCACGGTCACGGGTACGGCGACCGGCGCCGGCACGATCAATCTCTACATCGCCGGTCAGCGCGTGCAAGTGGCTGTTGCGGTGGGTGATACACCTAGCATCATTGCCACATCAGCCGTCGCGGCCATCAATGCCGCCACCGATCTGCCTGTCACGGCAGCCAATGCGGCGGGCGTTGTTACATTGACTTGCCGCTGGAAGGGCAGTACCGGCAATGACATCCAAGTGTCTGACAGCTTCCGTGGCTATTCAGGCGGCGAAACTTTGCCGGCTGGTATTGCTTTGGCCTATGTGGCCATGGCCAGCGGCGCGACAGACCCCACGCTGGCCACGACAGCCATCACGGCGATGGGTGATGATGAGTTTGATTATGTCATCCACCCCTATACCGACAGCACGAACCTTGACGCATTGCAGACCGAGTACAACGACACGGTAGGCCGTTGGGCGTGGAATCGCCAGGTGTATGGCCATTGCTACAGTGCCAAACGTGGCGCCTTCGCTGCGCTTGTCACGGCGGGCGGGCTGCGCAACGATCCGCACCACACTATTGCGGCGATCGATGTCGATACGCCAAACCCATGCTGGGAATATGCGGCCGCCTACGGTGGAGCCAATGCGGTGTGCCTGAATGTCGATGTGGCGCGGCCTACGCAAACCACAGCCCTCACCGGCATCATCGCGCCGCGCGCCGGTAAGCGTTTCTTGCTGACCGAGCGCCAGTCGCTTCTTTCTTACGGCATCGCCACCAGCTTTATTTCCAGTGGCATCGTGCGGGTGGAGCGGGCCATTACCACCTACCAGAAGAACCTCTGGGGCCAGTCTGACCCCAGCTACCTGGATAGCGAAACACTGCACACCAGTGCCTACGTCATCCGCTTTTTGCGCAATCGCATCACGCAGAAATATCCGCGCCACAAGCTGGCTGATGACGGCACGCGCTTCGGGGCAGGGCAGGCCATCGTTACCCCATCCACCATTCGTGGTGAGTTGATCGCCGCGTATAGCGACATGGAAACCGATGGCATTGTCGAGAACGCCAAGCTCTTCGCCAAGTACCTGATTGTCGAGCGCGATACCAACAACCCGACCCGCCTCAATGTGCTGCTGCCGCCTGATTACGTGAATCAGTTGCGCGTCTTCGCGATGCTCAACCAATTCCGTCTGCAGTACGCGGCAAACGCTTAACCAAAGAGGGGCTGCGGCCCCTCGTTTCAGGAGTCAAAAATCATGGCAAAACGTGTTGCCGGTATTTGCTACATCAAGTGCGACGGTATTCAGTTCGAGGTTTCTGGCGGGGTGGAAGCCCCGATTGCCACCCTCAAGCGCGAGGCCGTTATGGGTCTATCCGGCGTGGCCGGCTTGAAGGAAAGTGCCATTGAGCCTTACGTCAAGCTCTCTGCCATTTTCATGCCAGATTTCCCGCTGGACACGATCCAGAACAACACCGAAATGACCATCACGGCTGAATTCGCCAATGGCAAGACCTACACCCTGTCCGGCGGCTACCTCAAGGGCGAGCCTGCAGCTAAGGGTGAGGATGGCACCGTCGAGCTGGAGTTCGGCGGAAAGAAGGGGCAGTGGGCATGAGCAAAGTCACCCTGAGCAAGCCGATCACCGCGCACGGTGAATCGGTCTCTGAGCTGGAGCTGCGCGAGCCGACCACAAAGGATGTCATCGAACTGGGCCTGCCCACGCTGATCGTGATTGGCGATGCCGGCGACAGTGGTGTTGAGATCCGCACCAAAGTCGTCGCCCGCTACATCAGCCGCCTGGCGGCCATTCCGATGGGCAGCGTCGAGGCGCTGGCCTTGTCTGACCATGCCACCCTCACGGGGGTGGTGTTGGGTTTTTTCGGGCAGAGCGGTGGCGAGGCGGGGGTGAGCTAAGCGACCGTGTGTTTGAGGTCGCTTACTTCTGGCGGGTGAATCCCGCCGACATCATGGCCCTGTCGCTCGATGAATTCATCCTCTACGAGCGCCAGGCCGAACGCATTGCTGAACGACAAAACCCGCAGGAATAATCATGGCCGATAAGTGGAATCTGAAGGCGGTGCTGAGTGCTGTCGACAATCTGTCGCCCGTGCTCAAGCAGGTGTCGCGTGCTGCGCGCCTCACGCACAAACACCTGTCTGATATCGGGAAGTCGGCTACGTATCTGAGTGGAAAGATCGGCCTGCCGATGGGGTTGATCAGTGGGGCATTTGCCGCCTTGTCGGTTGCGGGCATCAAGTCCGCCGTCATGTCCTTTGCTGAGCTGGGTGATCAGGCTGTCAAATCCGCGCAGCGCTTGGGGATGAGTACGGACGAATACCAGCGCCTTAAATATTCAGCCGAGCAAAGCGGCGTGTCGGTTGAGGGCTTGGCCGTGTCCATGGGCAAGCTCAATAAAGGCATTGCCATGGCAGGATCAGGCAATAACAAGGATCTGGCCTCATTGTTCAGGCACGCTGGTATTTCAATGCGCGATGCGCGCGGCCAGCTTCGGTCATCGGCCGACATGCTGCCTGAGATTGCCGCCTTGTTCGCCAAGAATGGAAATGCTGCAGTTCAGGCGCGCATGGGCACGGCATTGTTTGGCAAGGGCTGGCAAGAATTGGCGCCACTTTTGCAGGGCGGAAAAGCGGGAATTGATGAGCTGAATGCCCGCTACAAAATGTTGAATCTGACCGTTGGCTATGACGCCTTGAAGGCGGGCGAAGCCTTTGGCGATCAGGTGGAAGATCTGAATGCGGTGGTGAAATCTTACGGTACGGCAATTTCAGCCAAGCTGATTCCCATTCTTGCGCCCATGCTTGAAAAGACGATTGCTTGGGCGGTTGCCAATCGCGACTTGATCGCGACGAATGTCACGAAATTCATCGGTGATCTGGCGGACCAGCTGGCTAAGGTCGATTGGGATAAGGTGATTGAGGGTATTGGTTCGTTCGTTCAGGGTTGCAAGAATTTTATCGAATCAGTGGGCGGTGCGCGCAATGCGCTGATTGGTCTTGTGATTGTCATGAATCTGCAGACCATTTCCGCATTTGTTGGCTTGATTTCCACGATTGGTCGGGCGGCTTTTGCTTTAGGCGGTTTTGCCTTTACAACAGTGCCCGCAGCGATCAAGTCAATGGGTGGGCTCAATGCCGTGATGGGTTCAACGGTTGCCAGTGGTACATCCTTGCTGGGGGTGTTGGGCCAAATTGCGGCCGTGGCTGCGGCAGGTGTTGCGGGCTACGCCTTGGGCACGGCGTTGAATGATTACGTGATCAATCCGGCGGTGTCTAAGCTTACGGGTGAAAAAGACAATTCCTTGGGGTCGTGGCTGTTTGATCGAACCCGCGTCACCGATATGAAGAAGCAGAACTTCGGGGATGTGGCGTGGTGGCGCATGCTTCCGGCGGGTGATTTGCTCGAGAACACCTTTAGTCAGGATGTGCCCAAAATCCCGCTGCGTCGGCCTGTAGCGCCAGGCGAATTGGGCGGTGTCGATCGCTTCATGAACCCGCCTTCGCTGATTTCGCGCGATGCGCCCATGGGCGGCAAGTTCACGTTTGATTTCCAAAACGCGCCGGCTGGGATGCGCATGGTGCAGCAAGAGCCGACAGGCAAAACGCAGGTCGATGTGAACGTGGGCTACCGTTTCGGGTTTGGGGAGGCTCACTGATGGCCGGCTTGCCCTCGCTTCCGTCTGAGCCAAAAGTGCCTGGCTTGCCTGGCGCTGCCAAGGCTAAGAAGCTTTCGGAATCGCTGCGCCCGGCGAGCTTTCGCCGCGTGGCCTTTGGTGTGGTGACCACGGACCTTTCCGCTGGCCGGCGCACCCAGTTGCATGAATACCCACAGCGCGACAAGCCGTATGCTGAAGACATCGGGCGCAGCGCGCGAAAGCTGCAGTTTGAAGCCTTTGTGATTGGCAAGGATTACGTCAAGCAGGCCAATGATTTGTTGGGCGCGATCGAGGCCGGCGGCCCCGGCTCGCTGGTGCATCCGTGGTTTGGCACGCTCACCGTCAATGTGTCGGATGATGCACATGTTGTTTTTGATGCTGCGCTGGGCTGTGCGCGCTTTTCGCTTTCGTTCGTCGAGAGTGGTGATCTATCCTTTCCGAGCCCGAATAAATCATCCGGCGCTCGCTCGCGTGTGGCTGCGGGCGAACTGTCCTTGGCCTCGGCGAAGTCCTTTGCCAGCAAGTTTTCAGTGGCAGGGTTTCAGGATTTTGTAAAAGCTGCCGCGATGGGGCAGCTTGGCGATATGTTGGGTGTCATGTCCTCGGGCACGGTGGGCAGCAATACGCTGGGCTACGCAAATAGCCTTGCAAACACCCTGTCGACGGCCGCTGGCCTGCTGACAGATCCATCGTCTTTGGGGCTCAAGTTGCTGGGGGCGTTCGGCTTGTCCGGGCTTACCTCGACGGCCGCGGCATGGCGCAATGTCATCAAAGGGCTGTCCCGTATCGGTCGATCAAGCAAGATTGACTCACCTTCGGCGCCCGCACCGGCCACCGGGCAAATGTCGGTCACAGCCTCGCAGACGCAGGTGTATAAAAATGCTAGTGCAGTGAATGCGTTGGCGCGTCAGGGCATGGTGGTGCAGGCTATTGGTGCATCGAGTTATGTCGGAACCCCCGCCGATAGTGGGGCGCTTGTCAGTCATGTTGAAATGACGGCTGCGCGTGATGCGGTGATCGATTTGATCGACCGCGAATTGATGAGCATCGATACAGACGATGACGTTTATCAAGCCTTGGTCGAGGCACGGGCCGCAGTGTGGGCCGACATGACAACGCGCTCGCGCGATTCAGCTCGCCTGTCGACGCTGACGCCTGCGGAAGTGCTGCCGGCCTTGGTGCTGGCTTATGACTACTACGAAGACGCCATGCGCGATGCGGAGATCGTTGCGCGTAATTCGGTCACGCATCCGGGGTTTGTGCCGGCCAAGCCGGTGCAGGTGCTCACGCGATGAGCCCGGATCCCGTCAATGTTGTGCGCTTGGTGGTGGGCGATCAGGAATTTGCTGGCTGGAAGTCGGTGCGCATTGAAGCGGGCATCGAGCGGCAGGCGCGCAGCTTTTCTCTGGAAGTGACTGACCGCTGGCCCGGCTCGACTGATCTGGCCCGCAAAATCAGTGCGGGCAACGCCGTGCAAGTGGCGATCGGTACTGATCTGGTTGTGAATGGCTATGTGGACGCCACCCCGATTCGGTACGACGGAAACAGCTACACCATCAACGTGCGCGGACGCAGCAAAACGGCCGATCTGGTTGATTGTTGCCCGGTGCAGAGTGGCAAGATTGCCGCCCCGGTTGGCGCTGGATGGTCGGATGTGATTGGCCTCGCGGGCAAGGTGACGGGCAAGGTGATCAAGCCACCGTCGCAGGCCGCCAGCCAGTGGCGCAACATGAAGTTAGAGCGTATCGCCGCCGCACTGGCTGCGCCCTACGGGGTGCGCGTGCTGGCCGAGGTGGATACCGGCAAGGCAATCGCCGAGCATCACATCCAGCCGGGCGAGACGGTTTTCGAGAGCATCAACCGCATGATGTTATTGCGCCATGTGCTGTCGACCGACAACGAGCGGGGCGATCTGGTTTTTATTGAGCCGGGTTCGCGCGGACGCGCGACCACGATGTTGGAGCTTGGAAGAAACATTCTATCCGGGGCTGCCGATCTGGATTACACGGGTGTTTTTAGCGAGTACATCTGCAACAGCCAGCGCAGCGGCAATGACGAGGAATTTGGCGATGCGGTGTCTGAAGAGAGCGCCCGCACGACCGATGCGCGCGCTACGCGCCGTCGGGTGCTGGTGATTCATCAATCTGGCAATGCGGATGCGGGTACCTGCCGCGACCGCGTTGAGTACGAAAAGGCGCATCGCGCCGCCAAGTGTCTGGAAACGACGTATAGCGTCATTGGCTGGCGTCAGGCGGATGGCAGCTTGTGGCAGCCGAATATGGAAGTGCAGATCAAGGATGCGCTGATTGGATTCGATACGCGCATGCTGATTGCTGAGTGTGCGTGGATTTTAGATCGTGACGGCATGCGCACTGAGCTGCGTGTCGGCCCGATTGATGGCTATCGCACGCGCGCCGGAAAGCTAAAAGATTCGAAAGATGGCAAGGGCGGCGGTGATGCCTGGAGTGATGTGAAATGAGTATGGGTCGAGTGCTGGCGCGCTGTGTTGATAACATGCTGGCGCGCGGGGTGGTGGCGGCCTCGGGGGCTGTCACGAAGATGCAGACATTACAGGTGCGGCTTAAATCCACCGAGCTTAAGGATGGCGTGGAGCATTTTGAGCCCTACGGTTTTACCTCGCGCCCCTTGCCAGGCGCTGAGGTGCTGGCCGGATTTTTCGGTGGGGATCGATCCCATGGGGTGGTGATTTGTGCGGCCGACCGACGCTATCGCATCCGCGAAATGGCTGAAGGCGAGGTCGCGATCTATACCGATGAGGGGGATTCCATCGTCCTTAAGCGTGGGCGATTGATCGAAGTGACGACGCACACGCTGCGCATCAATGCGACCGAATTGGTTGAATTCAATACACAACAATTCACGGTGAATGCCAGCGTCAAAGCCAGTTTTACGACGCCGCTTGCCGAGTATTCGCAGCAAGTCAAAGTGCTTGGCTTGCTGACGGGGCAGGGCGGGATGGCGATCAGTGGCGGGTCTGGCGCCAGCTTCTCGGGATCGATCAGTCAGACCGGCGGCAGTTTCACGACCGATCAGGATGTGTCGGCTGGCAGCATCAGCCTGAAAAACCATCGTCACGCTGGTGGCGCGTTGCCGTCTTAGCAAGGAATCCAATGATTGCATCTGATTCGATGATCGTCGTGCTCGACGGTCAGCAGACGACGCTCGCCTTGGCCGCAGATAACGCCTTGCTGCGGGCTTTGGTGATCAGTCTCTTTACATGGCGACGCGCGAATGCGGATGACGATTTGCCGACGCCGGATATGCGCATGGGTTGGTGGGGCGATAGCGTGCCCACCGAACCGAACGATCGTATTGGCTCGCGCCTGTGGCTGCTCTCGCGCGCCAAGATGTTGCCGGATATTGAAATCAGGGCGCGCGAGTACGCCGAAGAGGCGCTTGCCTGGCTGGTCGACGACGGGGTTGCCGCGCGGGTGGATGTTGAGGCCGAGCGCCAGGGGCAGGATCGGCTTGCGCTAGGCGTCACGATCTACAAGGTGGGGGCGGCAGCGCCGATTGATGTACGTTTTTCCAATGTATGGGGGTTTTTGAATGTCGTATAACCGCCCGGCGCTCGCCGATATCGTCACGCGAATTCGTGCCGATCTGCTCTCTCGCCTGAATCTGGATGATGTCTTGCGCCGGGCCGATTCTGAAGTTTACGCCCGCGTACTCGCAGGGGTTACCCATGGGCTCTATGGCTTCATAGAGTGGCTGTCGCGTCAGTTTATTTACGACACGGCCGAGGCTGAGATGCTTGAGCGCTGGGCGTCGATCTGGGGTGTAGCGCGCAAGCCGGCAGCGCAGGCAACGGGCGCGGTAACCTTTACGCTGCAGTCCGGTGCGCAGGTGGTCACCGGCACTTTGTTACAGGCGCTTGATGGTGTGCAGTATCAGACGACTGCCGATGCGGTGGTGTCGGGATTGAGCGCCACGGCAACTGTCGAGGCGCTGGATGCGGCCGCCGCAGGCAATCGTGACGCAGGGCAAAGCCTTGCTCTGGTGTCGCCCGTTGTGGGCGTTCAGTCGATCGCAGTTTCGGGGGTGCTCTCTGGGGGTGCTGATCTAGAGTCGGATGATGATTTGCGTGCGCGGCTGCTGGCACGCATCCAGCAGCCGCCGCACGGTGGTGCGCAATTCGATTATGTGACATGGGCGCTGGAAGTGCCGGGGGTGACGCGTGCATGGTGCTACCCGCAAGAGCTTGGGCCGGGCACTGTGACCGTGAGGTTTGTGCGTGATGATGATGCAAGTCTGATTCCTGATGCGGGTGAAGTGGCGACCGTGCAGGCATACATTGATGCGCTGCGCCCGGTGACGGCAGGGCTGACGGTGGTTGCGCCGGTCGCGGTGCCGCTCAACGTCACGATTAGCGGGCTATCGCCAGATACAGCGGCAATCCGGGCTGCTGTCGCAGTTGAGCTGGTGGATCTGATCGCCCGTGAGGCGGTGCCGGGCGGCACGATTTACCTCTCACACATTCGCGCCGCTATCTCGGCTGCGACAGGCGAAAACAATCATGTGCTGGTGTCGCCATCGGCGGATGTTGTTCGCTCGACGGGGGATATCTCGACCCTTGGGGCAGTCACATGGGCATGATCGCAGCCGACTATTTGAAGCAGGCGCAGGCGCTTTTGCCGCCGGGGCCTGCATGGCCAAGTGATTCAGATTCTGCGCTGGTGCAAATGCTCGATGCCTGGTCACAGGAGTTCAGTCGAGTTGATGGCGCGGCGCTCGCTTTGCTTGAAGAGGCGGATCCGCGCACGAGCGCTCAGATGCTCACCGATTGGGAGCGTGTCTGCGCACTGCCTGAGTTCGCGGGCTTGGGTGATAGCACGCAAGAGCGCCGTGCGGCTTTGCATGGCAAGCTCACATCAACGGGCGGGCAATCGCGGGCGTTCTACATCGCTTTGGCCGCCTCTGTGGGTTATGCGATCACGATTACAGAATGCGCACCGCACACGACTGAGGATGATTCAGACCATCCCGTCTATGACGAGCAATACCGTTTTATTTGGTACGTGAACGCCGCCCTCAATACGGTGCGCGATCTGACGACCGAAGACGATACCGAAATGGCGACCGCCATCTGGGGAAACCAGTTGCTTGAAGCGGTGATCAATCGCTACAAGCCCGCACACACCCTCGCAATCTTCACCTACGCTTAGGAGTCCAAAAAAATGCAACGCGTAAAACGCAGCACGGCTGTCGCCGTATTGCCGGCGCCGCCTTCGGGCGGCACCCCCGGCTATTTTGCCAGCCCAAACCCCGCCGGTGGCGTGCCGGCGACCGTGCCTGGACATGAGTGGTACAACGCCGTTCAGGAGGAGCTCTGCAGCGTGATCGAGGCTTTTGGCGCGCTCAATGGCGGCGTTAACACGCAGCTGCGCGATGCCTTGAATACCTATTTTGCAAAGCTCAGCGGTGCCACGTTTGCGGGGCCGGTGATTGGCAATAATCAGACTACACGTCAGGTTGGGGGTTATGTCTGGTCAGATATGTCCGGGAGTGCAGGCGGCGCGGCCATGTTTGGGAATAATTGTTATTACAGCGTAACTGACAATCAGATGCACTACACGGCCACGCACCCGTCTTTAGGTGCTCGAGGCCTCGTTTTGATACCTTATGTTGGTTTGCGTTGGTTTGATACAGGCAGCAACGCTACGACGGCGGGGCAGGTGTTTACGCCAACACTTCAGGCCTTCGCGTCACCCGCTTCGGTGCAAGGGGCATTCAAAAACCTGCAGCTTAGTACGACCGGATTAGGTGTGAGCATTTCGGTTTCTGCAGACGAGCTGGTGGTGGAGTCGTCAGGCAACGCCTATGAAACCCTGCGCAACGTCAATTTGACGACTTTTTATTCAAATGGCGCGACAGCAAACGGCCTTGATACAGGCTCGCTTGCGGCGAGTACGTGGTATTCGGTCTGGGTTATTTATAACGGTTCGATCACGGCAGGGCTGTTGTCGTTGAGCGCAACGGCACCGACGATGCCGGGTGGCTATACGCACAAAGCGCGTGTCGGCTGGATCCGCACGGACAGCTCGGGCAATAAATACCCGCTGTCAATGATCCAGCTCGGACGATCAGCGCGTTACAAAGTCGCGGCGGGTTCAAACGTGACGGCGCTGCCGCAAATGGCGACGGGCGTTCAGGGCAGCGCTACAACGCCAACATGGGTTGGCGTGGCGGTTGCGAGTTTTGTGCCGACCACTGCCGCAAAAATCGGGGTGATGATGGTAGGAGCGCTTGGCATAAACAATCAAGTCGGATGTGCGCCGAACAATTCTTATGGGGCCGTCAACACCAATAACTCGCCGCCGATTGCGATTTACAACACGTCATCAACACAATCGAACCAGTCTGGCGACATTGTGCTTGAGAGCGCGAATATTTATTGGGCGTCGAGTAGTGCGCCCTTGATCTGTACGGGATGGGAGGACAATCTATGAGTTACGCAATCCGCAAGGATGGGCAGGGCTGGCGATCTGTTGATGGGCCTGACGACGTGCTTGCGCATGAAACGCACGCCACATCAATCCCGGCGCAGTCGGCCGCAAAAATAAAATCTGCGACGTGGGAGCGCATCAAGACTGAGCGCGACCGTCGCACCGAGAATGGCGGCTTTAAGGTCGGTACAAAGTGGTATCACTCCGATGCACGCAGCCGCACGCAGCAGCTTGGGCTTGTGATGATGGGGGCGAGCATTCCTGCGGGCCTGCAATGGAAAACGATGGATGCCAGCTTTGTGACCATGACAGCGACACTCGCCGGGCAGATTCTTGCTGCTGGGGCTGCGAGTGATCAAGCGGTGTTTGCAGCCGCCGAAGCGCATAAAACCGCAATGGAGGCGAGCGCGGATCCGTCTGCCTATGACTTCTTGGGTGGCTGGCCAGCCATCTACGGGGGCTGACATGCAGACCGTGCGCCTGCTGTTTAGTACGACGCGCCAGCCATTTTCTGCGCTGATCCGGGCGGCCACCTGGTCGCGCTGGTCGCATGTTTCGATCATTGATGATGATGCAATGGTGATCGAAGCCTCCGCACTGCATGGGGTGCGTCGGATTCCGTTGCATCAGGCGCTCTCTGCTGCCTCTGACTGCAATGTCGTAAGCGTGGCGTGTGCAGACTCTGATTCGATCCTTGCTGCGGTTGAAAGCCAGATTGGCCGGCCTTACGACTGGTCGGGCATTGCTTCGCTCGAGCTGCATCGAGACTGGCAGGATGATTCCAAGTGGTTTTGTTCTGAGCTGATCGCATGGGCGTTTGAACTGACGGGGCAGCCGCTTTTCCGGGCTGAGTGCATGCGACGGGTGACGCCGCAGCATCTATGGATGCTGGCACCAATGCCGCCGAAGCGGCTGAAGACAACAACAAAACGGGCCGCAAATCGCGGCCCTTCTTTTTGAGGGGTGTGAATGAATCGAATTCTTTGGGCCTTATTTGGAAACGATGAGGATTCTGTGATCGGGGACGCGAGCTTTAATCCTGAGCGCCGCGACACTTGGCTGATCCGCTTGCGCTGGTGGCTACGGAATCCGGCGCACAATCTATGCTTCCACGTCATCAACGTGCCGACGCCATTTACAAGCGCTGGGCTGTACCCGACGGATGTATTCGCCCCGCACGGCTGGAACATGGTGGTACACACCGGCGCCAACGGCAAGCAGTACCCGTTCATCAGCTACATCGGACGCGTTAAGTGCTACATGGGCTGGCGCGAGCGCGGGAACTTTGGGATCAAATTCACTTTAAACCGGGGGCGGTGATGACTGCACCAGTACAGCAGCACATAGAGCAGCTTTGCCTTAAGGGCGGAATCTACACCGCAGTCTGCGGGGCTGGGTCTGCCGTCCTCACGAGCGCGGAATTTTGGGGTGTGGCGATTGCTGCGCTTGGGACTGCCGCAGCCTGGTGGGGGAAGATCCGACAGGATCGGCGAGAGCAGGCTGAGTTTAACCAGCGCATGCTATTTGATCGGGCCGAGCACGAAGAGCGGATGCGTATGGGCGACCTAGAGCGACGGAAGGGGTTGTCGTGAAACTGTCCGATAGGTCTGAAAAAAACTTGATTGGTGTGCATCCAGATTTGAATCGAGTCGTTCGCCGAGCCGCTGAGCTGTGCGGGATTGATGAATTTGGCTTTGTGGTGATCGAGGGTGTGCGAACGCTAGAACGCCAAAAGCAATTACTCGCACAAGGCGCGAGCAAGACGCTCAAGTCTCGCCACATTACCGGGCACGCTGTCGATCTGGCAGTGCAACTCCTGGGTGAAATTCGGTGGGACTGGCCACTTTACACCAGGCTCGCGAAGGTCGTGAAAGAGGCCGCGCAGATCGAGGGTGTGCCGATAGAGTGGGGCGGTGATTGGATTAACTTCAAGGACGGCCCGCATTTTCAACTCACTGCAACAAAATACCCGGAGAGCACGTCATGGACATAACCGGCCTCGGATCGATTTTTTCGTTCGCATCAACCGTGATTGACAAGATATTCCCTGACCCCGCACAACGTGACGCGGCCAAGCTTGAGTTGTTCAAACAACAACAAGCCGGCGCGTTTAAAGAGCTTGAGGCGGATTTGGCGATTGCTCAAGGGCAAATGGCGATCAACCAGACGGAGGCGGCAAGCCCTGACGTTTTTCGGGGTGGCTGGCGTCCGTTCATTGGTTGGGTGTGCGGGGTTGGGTGTGCCTGGAACTGGCTCGGTCTGCCAGTGGCGAAAGTGGTCGCCGAGCTACACGGCACGCCGATCGCGATGTCTCCGGCCGATCTTTCCGAGATGATGCCTATTTTAATGGGGATGCTCGGACTTGGCGGACTTCGTACTTTTGAGCGTGTTAAAGGCGTGGTGAAGTAGGCGGAAAATCTGTCTAATAGGACATTTGGGAGTTAAAGCAAATCAAGCACTTAACAGACTTCAGCAATTCCGTTTGTTAGACGTTTTTCTTTCTGTAAGTGCTTGATTGTATTAGCGAATTAGGTGGTGCGCCGCACTGGACTCGAACCAGTGAGCAGGTCTTGCAAACCTTTTGCTGGCGTGGCTTTGCGGGGTGGTACTGTCTATTAGAACGGCTTTGTCTAATAGATTGCCTACCTGACCGGGGAAATGCGCTCAGGTTTGCGTCGATAAATCCGCTCGGTCAGACGTGAATCCGTGTGCGCCAGGAGTTGCCGGGCGCGCTCCAGACTCTCGGCATCGCTGCCGACTTTCGCCCGCAAATCGTGTTCGGTGAATCGCTCGGTGAGCTTCGTTTCGGCTAGCGCGCGCAGGATGAATCGCTGCCACATCTTCGACCAATCGCCTGCGGTGCCGGCCGCTTCATCAACAAAACCAGCTCCGAACTTGTTGCAGAACAGGAAAGGCGAAAGGGCCGGGCGAACCGCTCGCGCCTCTTCAATCGCTGCGCGTAGCTCTGGCGTCCATTCGTAGACCACGCTCTTTCCGGTCGAGTTCTTCGTTTTATTGGGCGTGACGTGCAGTCCATCCTCTTTGATATTGGCGGCGGTCAGAAGCAGCAAGTCTCGCTGGCGCAGGCCGGTGAGTAACTTGACGCGCAAGTACGCCTGAACCATACCCACGCTGCCTTTTTTCCGGCGTGACGGCATGCTCAAAACTTCCTGTAGTTCCCAATCCTCGACATACCGCGTGCGCGGCGTTTCGCCTTCCAGGCGCACTTCCCCCTTGAACGGATGCGACTTGATTAACCCCCATTGCACCGCCTTTGTGTAGGCGTGACTTAGCACCTCAATCTCACGCCGTGCCGCCGTCTTGGCTGATCGTTTATCGACGTACTGGTATATGTGCTGCGGCTCGATGTCTTCAATTGCCATCGTGCCGAAGACGGGGCGCAGGATCTTGATTTGCCGCACATTCTCGGTCTGCGACTTTGGCGCTTTTTCTGGCACCGCTTCAATCAAGTAGCGATCCAGAAGCGCGCCAATCGTGTGAATCGTCACGGGCGACGCGACTCGATCAGCCCAAACCCGATAGGCTTCGGGTAGCGTTTTGCCGAGTTGAAACCATTTTTTTTCATCCCATTGGGCGCGCACGCTATCAGGCACGAGATAGTAGTACGCGCCATGCTTTAAGACCCATCGGGCGGGCAGGCCTTTGTTTTCATGGTTTCGTTTGAGTGGCGGCATTTAGCTGATCGCTGAAAAATTGGGTGAAGTTTTCCGGGCACGATTTGATACTAGCTCGCTTCCCCCGAAACGTCTTTCAACGTGAGACTGCAATACGGCTGCGGTGCCGTCAGGCCGCACGACATGATCTATGCCCATGACGCGTAACGCCTCAATTTGAGCGTGCCGGCGAATCTTTCCGGTGAGGATGTGCAGTTCTTCGGGCGAGAGAAATAGGCTCACTTCAAAACCCTCTCGTCTGGGTCGAACTGAAACTCAAGGCAAAGGGCTTTCGCTACCGTTGAGCCTAAGCCAAACATGGCCATCACAGCGGCCCATCTGTAGCGGCCTCCTGTTTTTACTTTGCGCATATTGGCGAGCACCCGATAAATCAGCTTGCGCTCGTCGTATTCGTGGCCTGCTAGGTCCATTGCGTTTCCTTTGTGGTTTTTATTGGGCAACTTGGGGCTATTTCACGTTAGGCTTCATGTTGCGGGCCAGAACACTTCGCCGGTTTTTATGTCACGGTCTCCTGGGCATCCACACACAGTACAATCAACATCCTCGTTATATTCATTGCTGAATTGAGAATCAACTTTGGCCTTCCACTTATGGACGCATTCGTCCCAGCTTGGTTTTTTGTAAGGCCCAAGACACGTATCACCATGTCCAGCAAAACAGTTGATGCAAGGGCGCTCGTCAGAGCATGTACTTTCCATTCTTTTTCTCCTATTTATGTCGCCTAACAATTCAATCAACCTCGCTCCACTGCGTTCCGCTGGACTCGCTGCGCTCGCCGGTTATCTCAACCGTTAGAGCGCAACAACATCAACATACCAGTCGCACACGCCACGGCACACGCAGCGGACTGCCAAGCTGCGGTTTTGGATGGGTGCTGTGAGTACCGCTCCACACAATATTCCTCCCTTGATTGCTGCAAGGACTTCATCGGTCTGTTCGATTGCCAACTTGATTCCGGGATTTGTGCTCGGATTAGTCAGATCAAATCTTTCTGCGTAGTCGTCACGGATATACTCAAGCGCATCCGTCGCCAGCTTGAGCCGGGAGCGGATTTGGTATGTGCGAGCTATTTTTGCGGCACACTCCAACTCCGCCACCCGTGCCAGCGCGGCTTGTAGCTGAGTGGCGGGGACGAGCCCCTCGGATTCGATAATCCGAGTGTCTGGTGGGGGTAGGCGAGTTCCCCACACGTATTCACCCATGTAGTTTTTATATCTCACCCAATGTGCTACAGGCTCAACCGCTACCCCGCTGATTGCATTCAGCTTGGCTTGCAACTTTTCATACGCATCTAGCAGCTCGCCCGGCGACTCAAAGCCCGCATTCTTAACATCCCGATAATCTGCGCGGTGCATCTCTAGCTCAGAGGGTTGTCCGTCTGTGCGCTCGTAGGCAGCAAGTTTTGCTTGCAGGATTTCCTTCTCTTCCTGCAATCTTGTCGCCAGAACAGCAGCTGCGTGCGATCCGCGCTCAAGATCCGCAATTCTCTGATCTTTAGTTGGCGTTGTCGGCAACCTATTGCCCTGATCATCACAGTATTGTTGGCACCACTGCCAGTGCTCGCATTTACATTTGGTCATTTCAGTATCTCCGCATCAACAGCACGCTCTAGGCGTGCCAAGTTTTTCATGTAAGCGATGGCCGATTTGTCTTCGCTCGTTCCGCTGGCGACCAGCGCAGCGGCCTGCATGAACCGCATGTCGCCGATCACCTTCTTGATTTCCTGCAGGTCTTGGTTTGTCATGGCGAGACCCGCTTGAATTCCACAACCCATACCCACGGGTTGGCGGCCCAGCTGCCGCGCCCGTTAATTTCGTTCCAAAGGCTCATATAGGCGTCGACGGGGCCGCCTCCTGATCCGCAACCTTTGTCTGGGTAGTCTGCATTCCATAGGTAGTCAAGCGGGAATCTGGCTTGCTTGATACCTTCGGCTCTAGCATCTGCCTCGCTGATGTCGAATAGGCGCTCGACTCGCACGCTGACGACTTCCAGCAAGATGCGGCTTGCGCAGCGTGGCATGTGGATCGATGGCCTCCCAATAAGGCCGCCTTTGACTTTATCGGCGAGATAATAAAAATTCGATCCTGCCGGGATCATCCTAGGGGGAATGTGGTCAAACGCATGCGGAGCTGCCCAAGCCTCACGCACCCACAGCCGGTCGCCGGGCTGTCCGTATGGGCATGCGTCTAGCGTGAATGGATGATCAAGCGCCCAAACTCCGGCTATGTTGCGTAGGCCGTGGACGTTTGCACCCTGAACGAATTCAGGCTGAATTTTCATTATCCGTCGGGTCTGCGTCTTCGTTCCGGCCATCAGGGCACGCACCATCGCGCCGGTGAATAAAATCGGGCGTTCTTTCATGCTGCAATCCTCTCTTCCATCAATGCGTCAATTTCAATCTTGATCTGCTCGTCGGTGACGGCCTTTTTAAGTTTCTTGGTCGTCTTGGTGATTAGTAAGTCCTCTGCGTTTTGCAGCTCGCGCATGCACAAATCCAAATCCTTCTGACTGATTAGCACGCCATTGGCGAGGCGCATCTGTACGCGCAGCATTGAGGGGGTTTCGAGGGTGGGGAATAGGCGCTGGATCAGGCCGACAAATCCGGCGATGCAGTAGTCGCTGCGCACCCATTCATCCGAATCATTCAGCCTTGTTACGGCGTAGCCTCGGATGGCTTCGCTGTATCCGCTGCGCATTTTTGTGAAGCATTCGCGGATCGGGGCGAGCCATACTTTTGCTTGGCGGCGGGTGACGCGTTTCATGCGGGCACCCCTGCGCGGGGCTTCTTTGCGCCGGTGTTTGGTGGCGGCAGCATGTCGGACACGGGGCGGCTCTCGGCGAACTCTTCCAGCTCGCGCACCAGGTAGCCGACACGGCCTCCGCTGATTTTGCGGGGTGGGGTCAGCTCTTTGTCGCGGACGAGCTTTTGCACGGTGGAGATGCTGACCCCCAGCATGTCGGCGGCGTTTTCGAGGCTGACGTAAAGTGGCTTGATGGCGATGTTCATGATGATGCCTTTGCGGACTTTGCAGATTTGGTGATGAGTGCCAGGCGGCGTTCACGCGCACAGTCGGCGCAGATGACGCGGGATGTCAGGATTCGGCCGTGTGCATCGTGCGTTTTGATGACCTGATAATCACCGACGAAGCGGTGATTGCCGGATTTGCAGTAGTTCGACGCGGGGGTGCTCATGCTGCGCTCCGAGAGAGTTGGATTGTTTTGATCCGGCCACCGCAGGTGGTGACCAGTTTGCAGGCTGTCCGGCAGGCTTGGGCGGGGCTGGCGCCGTGGTGCATTGCGCCGAGCGCGGCCAGCGCACCGGCACCCCATGCGTGCAGCTTGTTGTAGATGGGTGTGGCATCCGGGCCGCCGGCGTATTCAGAGACGCTGCGGCCATCGATAACGATCAGCGTGGCCAAACCCGCCCAGCCCGGCTGGAATGCGCTGTGATCTGCGCCGGCGCGGTGCCAGGCCATCATGGCGTTGGCGATGTCGTCGCGGCCGGTATAACTATAGATCCGGCCGTCTGCCTTGATCAGTTTGACGGCGCGCAGGCGCATTTCGCCCTGGGTGCTTTGGCAATCGGCCGCGATGCTGTGGCCGTTATAGGCGATGACGGTCATGCTTAGCCTCCCGCACGCTTGATTGCTGAATCAAGCAGGTCATACTCCATGTCAAAGTCCTTGCTTCTGCTCGCTGCTCCGGCCATTGTTAAGCGGGCGCGTTTAAGCGCGTCCAGCAAGGGTTCTGTCGCAGCCGCCCGGCCTGCTTCATAAATCGCACGCGCTAGCCCCATCTGTTGGGCGGTGGGAATGGCGTGTGAGAACCCGTGCTCATCCAGAAGCTGGCGGTAGAGTTGCGGGGTCATGGCGTCACACGCTTGAACTCAATCACCCATACCCACGGGTTGGCGGTCCAGCTGCCGGTCCCGTTAATTTCGTTCCAAAGGCTCTTGTAGGCGTTGACGGGGCCGCCTCCTGATCCACACCCCCTATCCGGGTAGTCTGCATTCCATAGGTAGTCAAGCGGGAATCTGGCTTGCTTGATACCTTCGGCTCTAGCATCTGCCTCGCTGATGTCGTTCAGGCGCTCGACTCGCACACTGAAGATTTCAAGCAGGATGCGGCTGGCGCAGCGTGGCATATGGATCGACGGCCGACCAATAAGCCCGCCCTTGCCTTCGTCGGCGAGATAATGAAAATTCGACTCTGCCGGGATCATTCGAGGCGGGATGTGATCAAACGTATGCGGAGCTGCCCAAGCCTCACGCACCCACAGCCGGTCTCCGGGCTGTCCGTATGGACAAGGCAGCCAGTGATCTTCTGGCCCTGATCCATCGTTGAACATCCACGGCCAGTCTGTTCCGTCTTCGCGCTGCTCGATTTGCTGGTGCGGCTTCATTTTTACTACGCGGCGTGTCTGCATTTTCGTGCCTGCCAGCAATGCGCGGACCATCGGCCCGCTAAATAGAATGGGGCGTTCTTTCATGCTGCTCTCCGATATGTCTTGGTAATACTCTGATTGATCCACTGCCCGCGCTTCCGCAGTGCATTGGCGATCTGGGTGCGAACGTGGTGGCTGTGGGTGGCTTGGCGCATGAGGCCGAAATAGCTGTTGCCGGTTTCGAGAAGTTGATCGGCCGGCACGGTGGCGATGCGCTGGAGGGCGCTGGTGACCGTGCGGCGGCGGGTGGTGCGGTGCCAGGGGCGGATCACCTGGCCGACGAAATCAATACCGCGATCAATGGGCTGCAGGATGGTCTTGCCATCATTCAGGCGGGCATGCAGCACGCGCGGCAGGAATTCGCGGATGTTGGCGTGCGCGGCGTTCAGCCATTGGGCGGATTCGTGCAGTAGCACGAAGTCATCCACGTAGCGGATGTAGTGCCGGGCGCGCAGCTGGTGCTTGGCGTACTGGTCCAGTACGTCCAGATAGACGTTTGCGAAGAACTGTGACGACAGGTTGCCGATAGGCAGGCCGAGGTGTGCGGGCTGGTTGGTGAGGCGCTTGTGCGCAGGCACCAGGGCGAGCTTGGCCGGGTCGCCGCGCAGCTCGAAGTCCTGACGCGGATCGTGCCAGAGGATCTGGCGGGCAAGCGCGAGCCATGGCGCTTCGGTGATGCGGCTGGCCAGCAGCGCATCGAGCACGGTCTTGTCGATGCTGACGAAGAAGTTGGCCAGATCCAGCTTGAGGTAATAGCCAGGCAGGCTCCAGTTCTGTGTGAGGCTGCGCACCTTGGCGTCCAGCCGCTGGGCGGCGTAGAGCGTGCCACGGCCCGGAATGCAGGCGCAGCTATCTGCAATGAAGCTGGCGTGAATGCGCGGGGCGATGTGGTTGTACAGCAGGTGATGCACGATGCGGTCACGGAAGTCTGCCGCCCATACTTCGCGGGCCTTCGGGCGCGTGACGACAAAGCAGACGGATCGGAGGGGCTGGTAGGTGCCGCCGATCAGGTCTTCGTGCAGGGCGATTAGGTTGTGCTCCAGACTCTCTTCGAATGCCAGCGCGCTGGCGCTGTTGCGCTTGGCGCGGCGGCAGTCGAAGTAGGCCTGAACGAGCGCTTCAAAAGAAAAGGCATGGCCCGCGCAAGCGGGGTCTTGATCTGCGGACGGCACGAACACGGCCTTCGTAATCCTTGTTGTTGTTGTTCTGGTTGCCATTGGCGAAGTTCTGGTTCCAGGCGTTGTTGGCCGAGTTCTGCGTTGTGTCGTGCTATCTACGTCGCCGCGCCGATTACTCAGTGCGGAAACTGCGCCAGACCATTCCTGCGAGCAGGCGGTATCTGTGATGCGCATGGCGGTGACGGCGGTGTGGCCCGTCAGCGGCTCGACCAGATTAAGAATCGCGCGGGCCTCAGCGCCGTGACGCTGAGGCAGCAGGCGAGTTTGCGGAGTGCTTGCGCCACCCATTTGCTTGCTTGCCGATCTGGTCTGTGAGCTGTATTGCGCCTGCGTATTGGCCGGCGCTGATGCAGCGCAGGTCTTTGCAGAGCCGCAATAGCAGCTCAACGACTTGCACACGTTCCAATAGCTCATCAATGTGCGGCCTCTTGTCCGTCGCGCAATTGGCGCGAAAGATGAAGACGACAAGATCGATGCACTCATCATGGATTCGCTTGCCGAGCGAATTTTTGTATTCGCGCGGCAGGTTTTTGATGAGTCCAGATGTGTTGGTGAGCAAGTCATAGGTCAGCTTGTAAATCGGTAATTGGGTGTGTAGGGCCATGCTAAAAAAATCGCCGCGAAGCCGCGCTGCACGCGGCTGAATTGTTGAATGACTAAATAGCTAATAATCTGCGGACGGCACGAACACGGCCTTCGTAATCCTTGGTGACGTTGAACTGGTGGCCATTGCTGAAGACCTGGTACCAGGCGGTGTCGGCCGAGACCTGCGTGCTGGTCCAGTACCAGCCATCCTCAAACAGCTCGGGCACGGCGCACCACAGGGCACGCAGCTCGCGGCGACTGGGCAGGAAGTAGTCCTCGTGGCCTTCGATGCTCAGGCCGGCGCAGAACTCGGCGGCAGGGTGATCGGATGCGGAAGCGACCAGGGCCTCGGTATTGGCGGCGCCGTCGTATGCGCACTGGGCGCCGGGCTCTTGCTTTTCTTGAGCGCCCCATGCGAGCTTGGCGCCCGTGGAATATGCCGGCGATACGATCAGGTAGTAATCCGGCGCGCCATTGATGCCGCGAATCAGCGCGCCGAGCGTGCCGCCCTGGCCTTGCCAGGCTTCGCCCAGCTTGGGCGCGATGAGTAGGTCTTGCTTTGCTTTTGTTGCCATGACAACCCCCTGAAAAAATCGTGAAGCTGCGCGAGCGCAGCTTGAATTGTTGAATTACTGAATGACTGACAATCTGCGGACGGCACGAACACGGCCTACGTAACCCTTGTCGTTGTAGTTCTGGGTGCCACTGCTGAAGTCCTGGTCCCAGGCGTTGTTGGCCGAGTACTGCGTGCTGGACCAGTACCAGGCGTCCTCAAAGGCTTCCGCGCCGCCGGTGGCGAACGCAGGCGCGGTGGTTTGTGCCGGAAGCTCGGGGGTGTAGGGCCGCGTGGGCTCAATGGCGCTGAGGTTGATGCCGCTGCGCGCCCTGATCGTGTTGGTCTCGGCGGTGGGTTTCAGGTTGCGATAGATGACTTCCAGCTCGTCCTGCGCAGGGATGTACCAGTCTGCGCGGCCGGCGATGACCAGGGATTTCACCTGTTTGGCAATCGGGCTGCCGGCTGCGGCCATGGCATCGGTATTGGCGGCGCCATCGTCATAGCTGGTGGCGCTGATGCTTTCGTATTTACCCCACTCGCCAGTGGTTTCTCCCTCCGCTTTGGGGGCGACGATCAGGGCGACGATCTGGCCGGCACTGCGGATCAGGCCGGCGAAGAATCCGCCGTCCAGCGGTTCGCCGATGGCGGGTAGGTTGGTGATGGGGGTGGCGGCTGCTTTGCCGGAATCGGCGAAGGGGTGTGCGGATGCAGGGGCGGGTGCGTTCATTTGTGTGCTCCAGTTTCGTTGTGAAGAAAATTAAGATTCAGCGACATCGCAGATGTCGATAATTTGCTGAGCTACAGCGCGGGCCTGTGTGGTGTTCCAGTTCCCGAGCAGTACAAACAGCGATCCGTGCCGGGCTTCTAGAATGATTTGTGGGTCGATGCCGGGGTTTTCGATTCGGCATGTGGTGATGAATCCATCCAGACCCTTGACCATTCGCAACGCCTTTTGCTTAGTGCTGGTTTGATCTGGCTGCGACTTGCCCGAGCAGCGGGCGGGCGGGGTCGCGCAGGCTGCGTTGTTTTAGGCGCAGATTGGCCAGGTGCAGGGAGAGGTGTGGCAGCACTTCGCCGTGGTAGTAGGTGGCGTGCGCACGATGCACTTCAGCTTGTTGCGTGGTGCGGCGGATGTCGGCTTCTGCACGGCGGATTTGCAGGGCGATTCGGATGCGTTGCAGCAGGGTCTTTGTGGTCATTGCATGAGCTCCAGAATGGATGGGCGGGTGGTGGCTGTGCGCTTGGGCGCGCTGAGCCGAAAGCGGATTTGTAGGCCGAGCCATAGGGCGTGGGCTGCGAATAAGGCGGCAAGGCCGGCGCAGCTGGCCCATTGGGCGAGCGTGGCCATATATGTGGCTTGCCAAGCGGCCATGGCGGTGAAAAATGCGGTGCTGAGGATGGATGCGCCGGCCGATGAGCGGGCGCGCCAGGTGGCGCGTGCGTGGTTGGCGGTCATGCCTACACCGATCAGCAGCACGAGCAGGTTTAGGGTGTCCAGGCTCATGTGCGGGCCTCGTTCGTGGGGTGCGCGCTGAGTTTTTTGGTCCAGCGCAACAGGGCGTCCAGATCGGGCGGCAGCAGGTGCGCGGGTACGTCGGGCATATGCGCCCAGCAAGGCGGGGTGTCCATGGGGGTGCCGTGAATGTCGTGCCAGATTTTGGTGATCTGCCATCCGGTGTAGACGTCGCCGTCTGCATAGGCGAAGAGCACGATGGTGTCGTCGTCAGGCAGGCAGTCGGTGCTGCGATGCCAGGTGATCGCGACTTCTTGCTGGGCGGCAGCGTAGGTGCTGTGCAGTTGCTCAGTGAGATCGCTCACTTGCTGGCGCAGATGGTCCAGTTGATCGAGCATGGCGGTTTGGTGTTGGCTGTGTGTCATGGTGAGCCTTTGTGTGTGGGTGCTGTGTGCTGCCATCGGACTACCCGGTGTGCCTTTGCGGCCATGCCGAGCTGGCTGCTGCCTCGCTGATCCCTGCGCTAAGCCCGCCATCAGCAAGGCGAGAGAGAACGCGGCGGCAGGGTGCCGTGCTGCATGAATCTGTTTAGTGCTGAGTGCCCCTTACCGCGCCGTCTTTCCGTAGATCCACGACTTCACTGTGCCCAGGGGTCTCCGCGTGTTGGTGCGGTGGGCTGGCGGTGTTGATGGCTGAATTATCAGGATAGTGGTTTAACTTGTCAACAGAATCCTGTTTATCTTGGCGAAATAAAACCCGCCGAGGCGGGGATGGGTTGTCTAATTAACGCGCTGTTGTGTATATTTACACAATGAAAAGCGCGGACGTTATTAAACGGCTTGAGTCAGAGGGCTGGAAGCACGTGGGCGGCAAGGGTGATCACGTGAAGTTCAAGCATGCAGACAAGCCTGGTCATGTGGTGGTGCCTCATCCGCGCAAAGATATGGCGATTGGCACGTTGCGCAATATTTACCGGCAAGCCGGTTGGGACTGGAGGTGATGAGTATGTTGTATCCGGGCTATGTGCATAAAGATCAAGACAGCGCCTATGGGCTAAGTTTCCCGGATTTTCCCGGTTGTTTTTCCGCTGCGGATGATCTGGCTGATTTGCCGCGCATGGCGCAAGAGGCTGTGGAGGTGCATTTTGAGGGGGAGAGCTTTGCGCTTCCCGCACCCACTTCGCCTGAACATTGGGCGGGTGATGATCGTTTTGCGGGGGGGTACTGGATGCTGGTGGAGATTGATCTGGCGCGCGTCAGCGCAAAGCCTACCCGGCTGAATATTTCGCTGCCCGAGTATCTGGTGCGCCAGATCGATGTGTATGCCGAAGCGCATCACTTGAGCCGATCCGGGTTTTTGGCCCGTGCGGCTGAGGATGCGATGCGGGCACAGCGCTAGTGGAATATCTCGGTCATATAGAACGAAAAAGCCCGATGAGGTTCATCGGGCGTCTATCGCAGCTATCAACCAGAACAAAAATCTACGCTCGCAGGTGTCAACCTAATTCAGGACGGGTCAAGGATGTTTTTTGATCAAACAGCTTCTTCTGCGGCCGACTTAGGGGTTTGGGTACATGTCTAGATGGTTTTGGTGGGGTGCCTCTTGATTTCAAGTTGCTGCAATTGCTTCGATCGCCGCAGTCCAGTGTTTTTCAGAGATGATTGCGGGCTGCCCGATGTCTTCTTGCCACTTGATTGCCGTTTCGATCTTGCGTCCGTACGAGGCTTGTGACCAGTTGGGGCTGCCGATAGCGCCAACGACAAGGTAATCCAGTTTTTTGGTGACGCGATCAATTGGCATGGCTTCTAGTTTTAAGACGATACGCTCGCACGCTGCGCGCGTTCCGAAGTAGAAGTCGCCCGTAAAGCAAAAGGTTCTGTTTTGGAAAATGATGTGCGGCTCGTCGTCAAAGGGGATACTCGCGGCCTCTGTGGTTGATGACCCGGTTTCTGCGAAGTGGTTTCCGCTGATGTTGGTGAGGCAGTTGAGTAGTGATGTGCGTTCGTCCGGGGTGATTACGCCGTCTGAAAGTATCTCTTCGATGCGCCGAGCGATCATGTTTCCAGGCCAGACCGAGCATGCGTCTTGGTGCTCGGCGAGCCACATCTGCAGATAGTGAATTTCAAGATCATTGACGAGCCCGTCTGACACAATCCCTGTGCAAATGCCGAGCAGGGTGCTTGCGGCTTTGCTGAGGCTTCGGGCGCGCATTGCTTTGGTAATTTGAGCATCCATGTGGAAATTGCCTTTTTGAGTTTTGGTGTGGTGGATTGAGTCAGGGTCTGGCTTGTTGTTGGGGCTTGTTTGTTGTGTTTAGCGAATTTGTTAAATTTGGTGTTTATAGGGGGGGTAAGTGCGTTGCGTATGGATGGGATAGCGGATACTTGCGCACAAATTTTATGTCAAGGTCTTCTATGTCTCATAAACTACCTAGAATTTTGAATGTGACGGCTGTGGATGCGCGTGAGTGCGAGCAGCTGGCTTTTGAGCTTGCACATCGCGCGCGAATCGGAAAAACGCGTGGGTTGGCAATTATTGAGTGGGTAGGTGCGAATCAGATCGACATGCAGCTTGCGGGGTATCCGCGCCGCAACGTGCAGGCTGGGCATTGGGGTGCGGCTCGGCTAATGGAATCCTTGTTGTGGAAGGATGATTGAGCTTTACAATGATTTTGGCGGGCCGTCGGCCGACGGTGCGATGCGGACAGCTCTGATGGGCTTGATCTAAGACCCTACCCGATTCGCAGTAAATCGCCATCTTGCACCCCCGTGCTTCCAGACCCCACTGACGAGTGGGGTTTTTTTTGACTGGATGCGCAGCATAACAAAAATTGATCTGCGCATACGCTTGCGTGTGTGGGGCCGGCTCAATTGCCCTTTTGGGTAGCTTTGTTCTGTGTCGTTGCGCGCTGGGTGCTGCTGCGTCTGGGTGCTACGGTGCCGTCGGGTCGCGGGCTTCGCGCTCCGGCCATCTGGCGGGTGCGTACCTCGGCGATTTCGACAAGCCACTCTTTATCGGTTTCGGGAAGCTCAAAAAAGGCGGCTAGTAGTCGTTTTGCATTTGCGTCGTATGTGGCGTCCGGCTCTCTTGACGCTGGGGCTTCTTTTTTTTGTGTTTCGCGTGCCCCGGTGCCTTCAGCGAGCCATACGGCGCTAACACCAAACACAGCTGCAATACGTGGAATTTTCGCGGAGGTTAGTTGCCCGGATTCTAGATTTCCGATGAGTGATTGCCCGCATGACGCGCGCTTGGCAAGCTCGGCTTGTGACATGCCGAGCCTTGTTCGTTCGGCGCGCATTCTTTTTGCAAGTGTGTCCATATCAGGATTGTGATTGATATTGCAATCAGTTTGCTGTTGACACCGGCTAACAGAATTCTGATAATTGATCATGGACTGGAAAAAAATTGTTTTAAAACTGATGCAAGGCGGGAAGACACAGGCCGAGGTTGGGCGCGCACTTGGCCGTCCTCAGTCATGGGTTTCTGCTGTGGCGAATGGCCATATCACATCTCTTCGCTGGGAGGATGGCCAGAAGCTTTTGGCCCTCTTGGCTGAGGTTGAACAGCTTGCTGCATAAGGCAGCCTGCAATCTCAACTTGGTCTCTGATGGCCTTGAGTGCTGCGTGAGTGGCGGGGGTTGGCAGGCGGTGGCTGAGTAGTTGGTCTGCCTCACGGCAGAAGTCGGCAGAAAAGCCGGGAAGGCGGCGGGCAAGGATATCGAGCATCAGCTGCAGGGCGATTTGTTCGGCCATGAGGATGGATGCAGAGATTTGGACGGGTTTGTTGGTTGGCATGGCTTGGCTCGTGGGGTTTGACGGGCTTTATGGTGACAGAGGCGTGTTGCGCTGCCACATATCACTTTTAAGGGGGCGGAATGAATCAGCTTGATCTGGCCGTGCATGAGACGGCACACGGTTTTCCGGGGGGGTTGGCTGCTGCGGCAGGGGCGTTGGGTACGTCTTACGGGGTGCTGAAAAACAAGGTGAATCCGAGCGTGGACACGAACGTGTTGAGTCTGAAAGAGGCGATGCGCTTGATGTTGTTGTCGGGTGATTGTCGGATCCTTGAGGCGATGGCGCGTGAGTTGGGGCGGTCGGTGGCGGTGCGTGAGCAAAACGCGGGCGGGGTGTTGCGGGAGTTGTTGGCTGAGCAGCAGGCGCACGGGAATCTGGCAAAGCTGGTGGCGGATGTGATCGCGGATAACCGGGTGTCGCCGCGTGAGGCCTTTGCGGTGGCGGGGGAGGTTGAAGCGGAGATTGCGTCGCTGCAGCGCCTGTCTGACAGCGTGAAGCGGGCGGCGGATTCGGCGGTGTCTTTGTTCAGGGAGGCTGGCCATGGTTGAGGCTGTGCGTAAGTTGGTGCGTGTTTCCGTGCGGCATACGACGGCGGATGAGGTGGCGTTTATCGATGGTTTGTGGGATCGGTGGGTGCGCGGGATTGGCCGGGTGAGTGCGCGGCTGCGGATGGAGGATTTGTCGTTGGCATATCAGCACCGGGTGTTTGATGAGGGGGTTTGCAAGAAGACGGTGTTGGCGGCGGTGCGTGGGTATGCGAAGCCATGAGGGTTCGGGCTCGTTATGCGCTGACGAGTTGTGGGCGTGCGGCGATGTTGCATGACGGGGTGATGGGTCGCATCCAGCGAGCGCTGGAGGGCGGCCCGTTGTGCTGTGTGGGGCTTGCGGTGGCGGTGTCGTCGCAGGCTGAGACGGTGCGGCGGCGGGTGAGTGAGTTGTTGCGCGCTGGTTTGGTGAGGAGGGCGGATGGTTGCGGTGAGTGATCGTTCGGGGGATTCACGCGGTTCAGCCATTGTGGTGACGGCTGAGGAGCTGGCTGCGTTGTTTGGTGTTGGGCCAATTGGGATGGCGTTGTATTTGGTGTTGCGGGCGCAGATGGATTTTGGAACGGGGTTGGTGGGGTCTGCTTGCCCGATCAGTCTGCATGGATTGGCGGTGTGCCTGGAGCGACATGTGCCGCGTGGGCTGGGTGTTCAGCGGATTCTTCCCAGCGAGAAGGATGTGCGGATGGGGCTGGATGGGTTGGCCCGAAATGGCTTGATTGAGCGGGTTGGAAATAGTGAGTTGTTGGTGTTTCGGTTGCTGTTTGCGCGTGTTGGAAACGTGCGCCAATTTCAAACCGGGCACAGTGCGGGCGCCAATGCGGGCACCGGGAAGGCCAGTAACAGCAAGGCTTTGCGGGCTATACCGGGCACCAATGATGCCCCGAACCGGGCACATATCAGGGATCAGGGTATTGCTGCTGTCAACAAAACAGCAGCATCACCCGGTGAACCATGTAGAGCGCCTGTGGATAAGTCGAGTTGTGATGCTGCTGCTGATATTTCAAATTCTGAGGAGCAAAAGACGATGGCTCAGATGGGGAAGATTCTGGAACTGCTGAAGGCGAAGGGCGTTGAAAAGCCGTCTTCAGGGGATCGAAGGGTGCGGAGCTGGGTTGACCGTGGTTACACGCAGGCGCAGTTGAAGCAATCGATTGATAAAGCACGGCTTCGCCGCGCTTCGGACGGAAGTGCTGCGCCAATCAACGTGGGGTTGATCGATACGATCCTTGGGCAGGATTTTGCGGGCAAGGGGATGCGTGACGATTTGCTGGTGCGGGCGAAGGCTGCGGGCGTTGCGCCGCGACCGGGGGAGAGTTGGCCGGATTTTAGGAAGCGTGCGGCGGGTTTGTTGGCGGGTGGCGCTGATGCGCGCGGCTGAGGTGGTTGATCTGACG